TAAACGTTAGTGATTACTTTAAACGTCGTGCTACTGCTCTAGGTATAGAGACTGAAGGGCTAATCAAGACGGAGGAAGAAATTCAACAAGCTATGCAGCAAGCACAACAACAAGAGATGATGATGAAGTTGGGCGGACCTGCTGTAGCACCTGCTATCAATGCTGCACAAGAGCAGTACATGGCAACTCAACAACAAGAACCACCTCAAGAGGAATAACAAACAATGGCTGAATTACACCGAGTAGAGATAAATGAAAAAGCACCAAGCGAAATCGAACCCGAAGAAGAAACCAACACCGAGAGCGAGGAACTACCGCAAGAGCAAAGCGACCGCCCGGAATGGCTCCCCGAAAAGTTCAAGAGTCCAGAGGATATGTCGAAAGCGTACTCCGAATTGGAAAAGAAACTTGGACAAAGTCCTGAAGAAGGTACGGAAGAGTCTGAACAAGTTGAAGAGAAAGCTGAGGACCAAGAAGAACAAAGTGAAGAGAATACTAGTGAAGCATACCAAGCGGTTGCGGAGGCGAGTAAAGAGTTCTTTGAAAACGACGGTCAACTTAGTGAGGAAACTTATAACACTTTAGAGAAAGCTGGACTACCTAGAGACTTAGTAGATAGCTACGCCGCTGGTCAACAAGCTTTACAACAATCTGAAGAAGGACAAATCAAAAGCGTGGCACAAGGGAACTACGAAGCGATGGCTGAGTGGGCGAACGAGAATCTACCACAGGAAGAAGTTGAAGCTTTTGACGAGGCCGTTACGGGTGGTACAGTTTCGCAAGCTAAGTTAGCAGTCCAAGGTCTTTACGCTCGCTATCAAAATGAGGTAGGAGCAAAGCCGAAGCTTACACAAGGAGGAGTCAATGGTGCATCTACTATGCCTTTTCGTTCTATGCAAGAGCTTGCACGTGCTCAATCAGACCCCAGGTATAAGAGTGGTGATAAAGCTTATCACGAAGAGATTGACAGACGTTTGCAAGTAAGTAGTATTTAGTTGTTCATTCATATATAGGTAGAGTTCCCCTAGCGTTGGTTATTGGTTTGCTGACGCTAGGGGTTTTTCGTTATGATGACTGTAATGAAAGAGTTAAACGAGAACACACAAGTTAAAGCTAACCTTGCATTTGTTGCTAAAGTAATAGGTATAGTCGGTACAGCTGTGTGGGGTTATAGCGTCTTATGGAACAAGCTTAATGCGTTAGACCTAGAGATCATGCGTATCAAGCACGACGTAGAACTTAATGCGGAGTTCAGGGTGAAGTGGCCACGAGGCGAGTTAGGTGCTTTACCTGCAGACGCTACTCAAGATATGCGTTTAATGTTCATGGAAAAGCAAGTAGGCAAGCATGAAGAACTACTTGAGAACTTACGATACGGAGACTTAAAGTGAGATGGGCGAACTACTTATGTTATTTATCACGGGCGGTGGTAGCACTGCTATGGGGGCGATTCTTAAAGGCGTGTTCGGATATGTCTTTGAAGCCAAACAGAACAAGCATGATCTTGAAATGGCGAGAGAGGCTCGTTCGTCTGATAATTTCCTTAGACTACAAGCTGAAATCGCTAAAGGAGGTACTGGTGAGTTTGTTTCTTTTACTCGTCGTATTCTTGCTGTTATCGGGGTGTCTACGCTCTGTAGCTGTATCATCCTTTGCACCCTCTATCCCCAAGCAGAAATCGTCACCTTTACCAACGCAGACGGAGAAGGTGTCAACGAGTTCTTCTTTGGACTCATCAGTTTCCAAGCCCACCAAACACCGATCACCATCTCTTCTGGACACATCAGCCTTATGGGATGTACGGTAATATTGCCTTGTATCTTAGGGTTTTACTTTGGTCCGAGTGGTCGAAGAGGTTGACAGTCAAGCATTTTTCCTGTTTACTAATAGATAAATTTAATCGACAACTAGCAACAACTAGTCCCTCGACCCGCTGCGGCGGACAATCCTGTGAAGACGAACGAAGTGAAAGTCAATCGGTAATCATATAACAAACATTCACACAAATTAACATAGGAGATCATATATTATGGCAAATGGAAATACATCCCCATCACGTGTAGGTCTTATTGAAGGTGGATCGGATAACGATGCTTTGTTTCTCAAGAAGTTTTCTGGAGAGATTTTGCAAACCTTTGACGAGTCTAACGTATTCAAACCACTACACACAATCAGAACCATCGAAAGCGGTAAGTCTGCACAGTTCCCTGTAACTGGCATTGCTTCAGCTAACTACCACACCCCAGGCGAGAACATCGCTGACGGAGGTAACAGTTACTTGAGCGATATTGCTAAGACTGAGAAGATCATCACCATCGATAAGATGCTTGTTGCTTCTACATTCTTGTCTAACATCGACGACGTAAAGAACCACTACGACATCCGCAGCGTCTACGCTAACGAGTTGGGTAAGGCTCTTGCTAAACGTTTCGATATTGCTTTAGCTAAAGTATTCTGTGCTGCTGCTCGTGATTCCGCTAACTTGACTCAAGTCGGAACTTCAGGTGGACAGCTTGACGTAGCTAACAACGACTTCTCAGCTCCTGACACTCCAGGTACTGTTGCTGCTACTACCGGTGCTGACCTCGTAGCTGCTTTCTTTACTGCTGCTCAGAAGCTTGACGAGAATGACGTTCCTAGTGACGGTCGTTTCTGCGTTCTTCGTCCACAAGAGTATTACAAATTAGTAACAGGTGCAGATAGCTCCAATAGCTTCTCCCTTACTTCTGCTGTTAACTCTGACATCGGAGGCCAAGGAAGTTTAGCTTCTGGTTCTATTCCTCAGATCGCTGGTATCAGCATTCTTAAATCCAACCACATTCCATCAACTGACTTGTCAGCTGTTTCTACTGGAGACGGATCGTCTGCTAATGACGTGTTTGGCGGTAATGGAGTAGGATACAACGGAGACTTCCGTAACAGCTTGGGAATCATTTCTCACTCTGCTGCTGTAGGAACCGTTAAGTTGCTCGACTTGGCTACTGAGTCTGAATATCAGATTGAGCGTCAAGGTACATTGTTCGTTGCTAAGTACGCAATGGGTCACGGAGTTCTCCGTCCTGAGTGTGCTATCGAACTTGTAGCGTAACTCTTCTCTCGGTGTTGGGGAGGTCTGGATTCGTTCCGCTCCCCTCACTGAGTATTTTTTATACTTATAACTTATCATGGCTCTGACGACTAAACTAAACGCAGTAAATACAATGATCAGTGTTATCGGGGAAGCTCCTGTTAATACGTTAGGAGGTACAGCAGTACCCGTATCAGTCGTCCAAGCCGAAGCCGTACTCGACGAGACTAGTAAAGCTATACAGTCAGAGGGTTGGCATTTCAATACGGAGCACGAGTACACACTTACTCCCGATGCTTCAACATCTAAGATTAACCTACCAAGCAACACGCTAAGAGTAGACTTAGACCCAGAAATTTATACAGACAGCGATCCAGTACAACGTGGGCTTTTGTTATACGACAGAAAGAATCACACGGATGTATGGACGAAAGAGGTGAAAGCCTCTATTACTTTTGAGTTGGACTTTACAGATATGCCTGAGCAGTTCCGTCATTACATAACAGTTAAATCAGCTCGTATCTTTGCTAATAGATTCTTAGGCAGTAGAGAGATAGAAGGCTTTGCTTTGAGAGATGAGATAGAAGCTAAAGCACGTGCGATAGACAGTGACTCAGAGAATGCTGATCGTACAATATTTGACCACTACAGCGTACTTAGAGTTTTAGACAGATAGTAGATATATGCCTCTGTTAGTAAACAGTGTACCGAATCTCGCACAGGGCGTATCACAACAGCCTGATAACTTACGGTATCCCGGTCAGTGTGACGAACAAATAAACGCTTGGGCTACTGTTGTTGAGGGGTTAGTTAAAAGACCACCTACTACATACACAAAGAAGATCGGAGATAGTGATCCCGGTGTAGACTTATTCACACACTTCGTAAAGAGAGATGAGACGAATAAGTATTGTGTCACGGTGTCTCTAGGTAACAGTGTATCGATTGGACAAGTAGGTGTTATTGATCTTGAGACTGGTAACAAAGTATCGGTAGCTGTAACTTCTATAGCTACTAGTTATCTTAGTGGTATCAGTAATCCGTTAGCAGACTTACGAGCGTTAACAGTAGCTGACTATACGTTCCTTGTTAATAAGAAGAAGACGGTAGCTAAAGATACAACTACGTTAAGCCGATTGCCTGAAGATGAAGCTATAGTTTTTGTTAAGTTAGGAGACTACGATAAATCTTATAGTATCTATATAGATGATAGTTTAGTTCCTGTTGATTCAAATCTAAATAGCGAGCACGATTACACGACTCATGGCGACGCACCCGCTACTTATATAAGCGGAAGAGCGGGACACAGTGACGGTAAGTACGCAGACACTGCATATATAGCTAAAGATTTAGAGGGTTGTTTGACGGATGAATTCGTTAGTGGAGGTGCTCTAGTAGGTATAGATGCCATTACGGTTACGGCTGGAGGTAGTGGTTATGTAGGTGGTGGTCGAGATGTGAAAGTGGAGGTAGAAGTTACACAGCCTACATTTTCCGATGCGACTGCTTTAGGTATAGCTAATATAAACTGTATTGATTATTTTCCTGACGGATGTACCGGTGAGATAGCTAGTGTTGATATGGTTCGTAAAGGTACGGGTTTTAGTACGGATCAAGCAGCACACCCTTTAGTAATTACTGTTAAAAGTTATCTTTGGGTTGGTAGCTGGTTGCGTTGGGATAGAGGTTCAGGGGCGTCTTTTTCAGTTGATCCAAGCGATATTATTAACAGGACAGATTTAGAAATAACTAGGAAAGGTAGTGTTATTCGTTTAAAAAGCAGCGACGGTCCTTTTAAAATACGAGTAGAGGATGGCTTATCAAACGAAGCTTTAGGTTTAGCTTATCAAGAAGTAGATAGTATTACTGATTTACCTAAGTCTTGTTTTAATAACTTTACTGTAAAGGTAATAGGTGACGCAGATATAGACCAAGACGATTACTTTGTAAGGTTTACTACTAAAGATAAGTCAGAGTTTGGAGAAGGTACTTGGGTGGAGACTGTAGGGTGGACAAGAGATGAGTCGGAGAGTGGAGCACTTACTGCTATAGAAACTGATTTAGATGCAACCACCATGCCTGTTACTCTTGTTCCTATTTTAAACGGAAACGGTAATGTAAGTTCTTTTAAACTACAAACGCCAGATGAAGATTTAAACCCGACACCTCCAGCAGAAAACGGATGGCGTAGTAGAGGAGCAGGTAACGATGCTACCAATCCCTTCCCTTCTTTCGTAGGTAACACGATCAACGATGTATTCTTCTTTAAGAACCGTTTAGGATTCCTCACAGATAGTAATGTTATCTTCAGTGAAGCAGATGAATACTTTAACTTCTTCCGTACTACCACACAA